AGAAGATGGATATCCTCTGTCTTTTAGATGAGATTGTTAAAGTTTTCTCCCAGGGTAGAGATGGCTCTACAGGAGAAAACATAGCTAGAAATCGAAAACAAGCCAGCGCTGACATAGTCAGTTTGCTAAGCGTGTTTCCGAAAGATATTTCTAACTATTTCATGTGTAATTATTTAAGTTATGATGTGAAATCAAGGTATAGAAGTTGGGACAAGTTTTGGGAACATTGTTCTAAGGATTTCGATAATATATTGAACACAGCAATGTTTGCTCGTTCTACTATTGAAGTCCTTCGACACCACCTGGATATGTCCGGCTTTTGTAATTTTGATTATGTTTCCTTCATACGAAATGTACATAGTTGGAATAGATTAGATGACGGTTTCGAGAAGATTGCTAAATATGTTACAGCTTTTCCTCTTGCAAAATTCTTAAAAAATGAGCTCCCGAAGAAGCCAGAATCCTACAAGGGTAATCCACTGGTTTTTGAGGGGAAAATATATCAAATGTTGCGGAATCGCTTAACCGGAGGCGGTTCCAAAGTAAACGATAAAACCAAACTAATCAATAAGAAAAATTTATCTTTATGGTGGTCTTATCTTCAAGGAATAAAAAGGGGATGTAATAGTGTGTCTAATAATTTCATTAAAAATGCATACGAAAAGCATGGACAAATAATCATGTCTGAACCCGAGAATCAATTTGATCCGTATTCTTTTGAAGAGATTAATTTCAAACTTAGTTTTAATGAATATGCTAGTCGTTTTACTAGTAAGTTTACCGAACCTACTCCTCGACTGTTCGAAGCAACAGCTTCTGCTGCTTTAGGAACGAGTCGTTGTGAAGGAGGGGCAAGAGAGCTTATTAGAGATGTATTAGTTGGTCGAAAGAATGAACCAGAATATGATAGTGATGGTGACATAAAAGATACGACAACATATAAGAAATTTATGCGTCGTAAGATTGTCAAAATGGATCAGGAAGGGGTTTATAATATGTATAAAGATATTCCTAGTGATAATAGTGATGTATGGAAATTATTTTGGCGTCAAGGAGGAGGTGGACCCATTCCAAATACGGAACATGTTCGTCTTCCCATAAATGATACCGAATCTCCATTAGTTACCTCACAGGATTTACTTACTATTTTACCTCTGTCTACTTCAGAATTCACTAGTATTTATGGTTTATCCGTTCCAAAACTTAAGGATGTTATTGAGATTGCTAAGAGAGAACCCGTAGCAGTAAGAGTACATGCTATTTCAGAACCTTTAAAGGCTAGACTGATTACGAAAGGACCTTCTTTTCGTTATTGGATATCTCGCTTTTTTCAAAAGGGGATGTGGCAGTATTTACAACGATATGTTGCCTTTTGCTTAACAGGCAGACCTCTTGAAATCAGAGATTTAAATCTACTGGTAGAGAGGGCTAAGAAAATCAAATTTGATTTTGACTGTTTTGTATCTGGTGATTATAGTGCAGCTACTGATGGGTTAGATATAAATTTTACAAAGATTTGTTTTGAATCCTTTCTTTCACATTGCAATTATGGAGACGATCTAAATGAAATATTAAGATCGGTCATCTATGAACATCTAATCACTTATCCTGATTGGACTGATATAGACCCCTTTATCCAAAAGAATGGACAATTGATGGGATCTACTTTATCTTTTCCAATCCTGTGTATGGTGAATTTGATTTGTTACTGGATGGCTATGGAAGAATATATGGGATGTAAAATATCAATTCATGAGTTGCCAGTTTTGGTTAATGGTGATGATATTCTCTTTCCTTCTAATTCCAGACTCTATAGAATTTGGCTAGAAAAGATTAAGAAAGTTGGTTTTAAGTTATCAATTGGAAAGAACTATGTACATAATTCTGTATTAACAATTAATTCTCAGTGTTATAAATATTCGTATGGTGATAATTCCTTTACTCAAATCAAATTTGTCAATTGTGGTTTATTAACCGGACAATCAAAGAAAGGGGGAGGGATATCGGATCGTACAGAACAATCCCTAACATCCATATACAATGAAGTTGTAGAGGCATCACCGAATCCTATCCGAACACATAAGAGATTTCTGTTTTATTATAAAGAAATTATTAAACAGCATACTCAGTTTGGAGGATTGGTGATGAATCTATTTGCGGATATTAATTATGGGGGTATGGGTTTTGTTAACGACCATATTGATCCAAAGTTTACTGATATTCAGCGAATGATGGGTGCACTTAATGAAAGAAATATTAAGCAAGCAGTACATGAGTTAAATCTTAAGAAAATGGATCGTTTTAAAATAATGGTCCCTCAAGATAGTTCTTACAAAATAACGAAAAAGTTTACTAAAAACATAGCCTTATCGATGAAGACGACTCCATTGAGAAGTGGTGAAGAAGAATTTAAATCAGAATCTGTCCATTTACCAATAATGGCGGTAATGAAAAATGAGATATATGATTCTGCTTCTGCGCCCCGTCTACATCATCCGAAGCTCAAATATGAAATTTTTAAGAATTCGAAAGTTGAAGAGTGTAAACGATTGTATCCAATAAAATCAGATAGTAGATTAAAACACTGGCCGTATAAGATAATTAAACTTAATACGACCACAACGGAATTACCAGATATTCATCTGTAATTCCGTTTTGAGCATTAGAATCTATAATGTCTGGAAAGAAAACAATCGTTTTACAAACTGCTCCTAAAAGTAATAATAATAATAAGAAGAAAACTAATAATAATGTGAAAAAGGAATCTGCCTTTTCTACTCCACAAAAATCACCGAAACAGCTTAATCTTAACTCTGTTGGCCTTAGCCCTGATGCAAATAAGTATAAGACTGGATTACTAAATCCTTTCTCAGATACTGCAATAGGGGCTCGACTTCCAGATCAATATTTTGCTCCGACGGTAACATATGCTATACGAGAGTTCCTTACTGTTAAAGTTGATGCCAATGGCGAATTTGATATAGTTATTTGTCCTAATCCTTTATATGTGGCTTATTCCACTCGTAATTCGATTACAAATGGGACAACTATGACTTTAAAAGATTCAACAACATATGCCAATGCACAATATGTGAATGCGTCAACCTCTTTAGCTAATAAGGTATCTAATTATCGAATAGTAAATTGGGGTATTAGAGTTAGACAAACTCAATCTATAAATACAACACAAGGAACACTTACAGCAGCTCTGTTCGTACCAAAAGACGGATTATATCATCCGGCAATAGGTACAACTGGGGCTCCTGTTGGTGGTCAGAGTCTTGCTAG